TCAAGGCGGATGCCGCCTCGGGCATGCAGAGCGCGATCCGCAGCGTGATCGCGTTCGGTAACAAGGCTGCAAACACCTTCGAGGGGGCTTTCAACGCCATCAAGGCGATCTGGGGGCAGTTGCCCGCGGCCATCGGCGATCTGGTGTTTCAGGCGGCCAACAGCCTGGTCAAGGGCATCGAACACATGATCAACGGTGCGATCGACCGGCTGAACTGGTTTGGCCGCAAGATCAATGAATTCTTCAAGTTCATAAAGTCGCCCCGTCGCGTCGGGCTGTTCGATCACATCTCGATCGGCAGCATCGACAATCCGTTTGCCGGCAAGGCGTCCGCAGCGGGCAAGGCTGCGGCCGAGGCATTTCGCCAGGCGTTCCGCGACAATCCCCTGAAAATGCCGGATACCGGGCTGGACAAGGTCGCGCAAAAGGCGCTGGAGAATGCCAACATGTACCGGCAGGCAGCGTCGGACATCGGCAAGGGGGTCCTGGCACCGCTCAAGTCCTGGAAGGCATTGGGTGATGCAATCGCCGCTGCTGCCGATCTTGGCAAGAGCGCAATCACGGATACCGGCAATGCCGCCGCCGATCTGGCGCAGAAGCTGGCAGGCAGCGGTAAATCTGTCGCGGATGCGGCGGCAAAGGCGGCCAGTTCGCTGAAGGACAGCCTGGGCGGGGCATTCCGGGATTTGGTGAAAGGCACGCGATCGCTTGGCGATGCGCTGTCGGGCGTGCTGAACAAGCTGGCCGACATGGCCATCAATTCGGCATTCGAGGCCCTGTGGAAAGGCGGGCTTGGCAGCGCCATCGGCGGGATCTTCGGCGGGCTGTTTGCCAACGCCAACGGCAACGTGTTTGCACATGGCCGGGTCCAGGCCTTTGCCGCAGGCGGCGTCGTGTCCGGCCCGACCCTGTTTCCGATGCGCGGCGGCACGGGGCTGATGGGCGAGGCCGGACCCGAGGCGATCATGCCGCTGACACGGATCGGCGGCAAGCTGGGCGTGCGCGCGGCGGGTGGCGGCGTCCACCGGGTCGAGTTGATCATGCGGGCGGAAGAAGGGCCGATGTTGCGCCCGACGATCGAGGCGGTTTCGCACGACACGGCGGTGCGGGTGACGGAATCCCGCCTTGACACCTATGACCGCCACGTCTTGCCCGGGCGAGTGGACCAGATCGCCCGCGATCCGAGGGTGCGCGGCTGATGGCGCTGAGCTTTCCCCTGGCGCGCGGCACCTTCTGGGCCGGGCTGAAGATTGTCGAGGCCCGTCCCAGCCTGCCGGATGAGCGCGAACTCTATCGCACGGCCGGCGGCGAGGTGATCACGGCGGAACTCGGTGCGCGGCTGTGGCGGGGCGTGGCGACGCTGGCGCCCATGCAGTCCGCCGAGGCCGAGGCCTCGCTCGCGCTCATCAGGATGCTGAACCAGAGCGGGCGCAGCTTTCACGCAAGCCCCGCGGGCCACGACATGCCCGCCAATGATCCGGCCGGCCTGATGCTGGGGGCCAGCACGGTGACGATCGCAAGCCTGCCTGCGGGCAATCGCGAGCTGGCGCTGACGGGCCTGCCTGCCGGCTTCGTCCTCGCGACAGGGGATTACCTGTCCTTCGCCTATGGCACGAACCCGACGCGATACGCGCTGCACCAGCTGGTGGGCAGCGCAACCGCCGATGCCACCGGGCTGACGCCTGCATTCGAGGTCGTGCCGAATATCCGCCCCGGAGCAAGTGTCGGCACGGCGGTCACGCTGCTGCATCCCTCGTTCAAGGCGGTGATCGTGCCGCGCAGCGTGCAGGAAGGCCGTCTTGTGCGCGGGCTGCGCAAGGGCATCAGCTTTGCCTGGCAACAGACATTGAGGTGAGAACATGCGCCAGCTTGGACAGGCAACCATCGATCACGCGCGCGCTACAGACGGGATCGTCGCCCATCTGCTGCTGTGGGTCAGCGCGCGCAACCGCACGACGGGCCTGACGGAAACCATGGGCCTGTGGACCGGTGACGACGTGCAGAACTTCGTGATCGACGGGCAGCCGCGCAGCTATTTCGGGGCGGGCAGTTTCATCGACTGCGACCCGGTGGCCATGGAAACGGGGCTGAAGGTCAGGATGCACCGCATCCGCTTTGCCCCGGTCACGGCCGAGGCGGCGCAGCTGGTGCGGGGATACGACACCCGCCTGGCCCCGGCCGAGCTGCACCGGGCGGTGTTCGACCCGGTAACCATGACGCTGATCGACACGCCCCACCGGATATTGCGGGGCTGGATCAACGCGCTGCCCATTCCGACCCCGGCCGAGGGCCAGACCGCCGCCGGCGAGATGATCATCGCCTCGAGCGCGCGCGCCCTGACGAAATCGCTGAGCCGCACGTTTTCGGACGGGTCGCTGCGGGCGCGGGCATCGACGGACGGGTTTTTCAAATACACCGACATAACCGGCGAGGTGGAAACAAGATGGGGCGCCTGACACGCCTTCCCGACTGGCAGGCCCGCCTGCAGGCCTGGCTGATCGAGGTGGGCGGCAAATCCTTCGAGCCCGGCCGCCATGATTGCGCACTGTTTGCGGCCGGCGCGGTGGCGGCAATGACCGGTGAGGATCCGGCAGCGGTGTTTCGCGGGCGCTATCGCACGCTGCGCGGCGGCCTGCGGGTGCTGCGGCGCGCGGGCTGGCGGGATCACGTCGCTTTTGCGGCGGCGCATCTGGACGAGATCAACCCGCTGATGGCGCGGCCGGGAGATCTGGCGGTGGTGCCTGCGGACGGGGGCGATGCGCTTGGCGTCGTGCAGGGTGAATGGGTTTATGTGTTGGGGCTGCAGGGCATGGGAATGGTGCCGCTGACCAGCGCAACAAGGGCATTTCGGCTATGAGAGTTCTGTTCTGGCTGGCGCTGTTCCTGATTGCGGGGGCGCAGCCTGCCGATGCCAACCCGCTCCTCGGGGTGATTGGCAGCATCGTCACGTCGGTGCAGGCATTTGCGGCATCGTCGGCGCTCGGGGCCGCGCTTGTGCGCCTGGGCGCGGGCATCGTGCTGTCGGCCTTGGCGACCGCCCTGCGCCCGAAACCCCGCGATCCCGGCCTGCAGACCCGCACGACCCTGTCGGGCGGCACCAATCCCGAATGGATCATTCTCGGGCGCTATGCCACGGCGGGCGTGCTGGCGGCCCCGCGCCTGACCCACGGGGCCTCGCATGAATATCTCACCCATGTGATTGCGCTGGCGGGTGCTTCGGGGCACGGCCTGCTGCGCGTGGCGATCAATGGCGAATGGGTCAGCCTCGGCACCACGCCACATCCCGATTACGGCGCGCCGGTTCAGGGCAAGTACCAGGGCAAGGCCTGGGTCAAGTTCTACGACGGCACCCAGACGGTGGCCGATCCGATGATGCTGGCCAAATATGGCAGCCACCCGGATTTCCCGTGGTCGGCCGACATGATCGGCAACGGCATCTGTTACGCGATCGTCACCTGCAAATACGACCGCGAGCTGTTTGCCGGTTTTCCACAGCTGCGCTTCGAGCTGTCGGGTATTCCGCTCTATGACCCGCGCAAGGATGCAAGCCTCGGCGGCGTGGGCACGCATGTGCTGAGCGACCCCACCACATGGGAGGTCAGTGAAAACCCCGCGGTCCAGATCTACAACATCATGCTGGGCATTCCTCTGCCCGGCGGTGACCACTGGGGCGGGGGTCTGGCACAGGCCGATCTGCCGCTGGCAAACTGGGTGGCGGCGATGAATGCTTGTGATGCGCCGGTCACGCTGGCCGCAGGCGGGAGCGAGCCGCAATACCGGGCCGGGTTCGAGGCACGCCTCGACCAGGAACCAGCATCGGTCATCGAGGAACTGCTCAAGGCCTGTTCCGGCGAGATGGCCGATATCGGCGGCAGCTGGAAAATCCGGGTGGGCGCCCCGGCCTTGCCGACGCTGGTGATCACCGATGACGACATCATCATCACCGCCGATCAGTCATTCGCGCCATTCGTCGGGCTGGAGAATACCCATAACGGGATTACGGCCTCGCATCCCGACCCGGACGCCCTGTGGGAGGCACATGCCGCACCCCCTCGTTACAATGCCGCCTGGGAGGCCGAGGACCAGGGCCGCCGGCTGGTGGCCGACCTGTCTCTGCCTGCCGTGCCCTATGCCGTGCAGGTGCAACGCCTGATGGCCGCCTGGATCAGCGACGAGCGGCGCTGGCGGCGACATGAGCTGACCCTGCCGCCCATGGCGCTGCAGCTTGAACCTCTGGACGTGATCAGCTGGACCTCGGCGCGCAACGGGTATTCTGCCAAGGCATTCGAGGTTGGCGCCGTGGTCGACGCGCCGCGCAGCCTGATGCAGCGGGTCAGCCTGCGCGAGGTGGATCCGGCTGATTATTCCTGGAGCCCGACAATGGAGCTCCCGGCGAACAGCATCACGCCGACTATCACCCTGCCGGCCCCGGTCGCAGTGGCGGGCTGGACGGTGCAGGGGGTGTCGATCGCGGATGCCCAGGGCACTGCGCGGCGCCCGGCCCTGCGCCTGTCCTGGGATCCGACGATCACCGCGCAGGGGCTGCAATGGGAAATCCGCGTCAGCGGAAGCACCACGCTTGCCGCCAGCGGCACGGTTCTCGACCTGACCGGCGGCGAGGTTGTCGTCAGCGAGGGGGTGCTGCCCGGCACCAGCTTTGAGGCGCGAGCACGGCTGGTCAGCGATCACCCGACCGCCTGGACGGGGTGGATCGGGGCCATTGCTCCTGATGTACGGCTGGGGTCGTCCGATCTTGGCCCCGGTGCGGTGACGGCGCCGACACTGGCAACCGACGTCAACCAACTGATCAACAATGCCGCCCAATCTGCGTCGGCCGACAAGGCTGCAGCCCAGGCGGCGGCCACGGCGGCGCAAACGGCCGAGACCGGTGCGGTGGCGGCGCGCACGGCTGCCGAAACAGCCCGTGACGCAGCCCTTGCCGCTGAAACCAATGCCGCTGGATCGGCGAGTGCAGCAAATACTTCTGCGTCAAATGCAGCCACATCGGAAACAAATGCAGCCCAGTCGGCCAGCGCTGCTGCAGCCTCGGCCACACAGGCGGCGACCTCGGCCTCCAATGCCTCGGTTTCAGAAGGGAATGCGGCGACGTCGGAAACCAACGCTGCGGGATCAGCCTCGGCAGCTGCTTCTTCCCAATCCGTGACGGCAACCGCAAGGGACGTAGTTCTGAAGCTGACGCAGGATCCGGACTTGGAGCAACCGACTCATACTTTGACCGGCAACGGCAACACCGAATTCCCTGGTGGTCTTACCACGAATTCTCGGGTTACGGTTGTTCCCGGAACCGATCCGGTCGTCGGTGGTAAGGATGTCATCATCAATGGGAGAAATGATCTTTACCATCGCCGGGCAATCCCCCTGGATCGCACAAGGCGCTACCGGCTGCGGGTGAGGGTCAAGGCCGATGCACAGGCGGACATTACCAAGGCTCGTCTGTATCTTGGCGTCAGGTGCCTCCTGGCCGATTATACAGCTGCTCCTTCACACCCTGCTTGGAAGAACGGCGCATTTGCGAACCCGAACCACTATTTCGGCGCCGTAAACGTGACGCCCCCACTCGGGCAATGGGTTGAGTATGTTGGTGAATTCAATGGTTCCCAGATCCGTCAGGACGCCGTGTATATTCGCCCGCTTCTGCTGACGAACTATGCATCCCCCTGGTCGGCAAATGGCAACATCCAACGGTTCTCGCATTTCTCAATCGAGGACATCACGGCAGAATACAACGCCGCCCAGTCAGCCAGTGCTGCCGCGACCTCGGCATCCAACGCTGCTGCAAGCGAAACGAATGCGGCCCAATCTGCAAGCGCAGCGCAATCATCCGCCACCCAAGCGGCCACGGACGCGGCCAATGCTGCGACCTCTGCCTCGCAGGCATCGACCTCCGAGACCAACGCAGCCGGATCTGCTTCCCAGGCTGCCAGCTCGGCCACAAACGCGGCTCAGTCGGCTACGCAAGCCGGCAACAGTGCGACAGCTGCATCGAACAGTGCATCTACGGCATCGACGAAAGCCAGCCAGGCAGCAACCTCAGCATCTGCGGCTCAGTCCTCTGCCACGCAGGCAGCGAGTTCGGCGTCTGCGGCATCGGTGTCCGAGACCAATGCTGCCACGTCGGCCACGAACGCCGCCGGTTCAGCCTCTGCGGCACAATCCGCAAAGGAAGTGGCAGTCAAATCCATCGGGCAGGGGGTGTCGCCAGACCCGGTGTTCTCGACATGGAACGGAACCGGCGCACCGAACGGCTATGTGGTCGACACCACACAAGGCTCGATCACCAGGAACACGGCCAACGCGAAATATGGCGTGGCGCTGGACATCACCACGGCCAACCCGCCAACCTCGTATCCGCCGACGATCAGCCTGCGAAGCAGTCAACCAGATGGCTCAAACGTCACCGCCGTCCTGGTCACGCTCGAGGCGGAACTGGTAACTGGCGCATGGCAGGGTGCAATCGCTGTTGACTGGGTGCCAACAGGCACCGGCGGCACCACGGCATCGGTCTATATCCCGCCAAGCGCGCATTTCGTGCCTGAAACAGGCGTGGTTCAGCGAGCCGAGATCATGGTCGAACGCCCTGCGACTTTCGTGGCAGGGACCGGGCCGACCGAGATCAGGGTCTGGTATATCCCGTCCTCAACCCAAGGCGACGGTCGGGCCTACAACAAGACGCGGCTCCATTATTTCGATTGGAAGCCGGTTTACCTGTCTGCATGGACCTCAATTGTCCAGAGAGCAATCAAGACGGTTGACGACATGAAGGCGTCGGCCTTGGCCTTCCGTGCAAAGGCTGGCACAGCGGGGGCGGAACTGGAACTGGTGGCCCTGAGCGATCCCGCAAACGGTCCGGTATCAACCGCACGGATTTCTGCCGACAACATCCTGCTCGATGGGTCTGTCCGTGCCCGCAAAATGACCATCGACGACTATCTGGACATCAACGCCATCACAGGCGCGTTCAGGGTCGGCAAGCAGAGTGCGATAGATTTCGTAAACGACGGCATGTATATCGGGCGCACCAATGACGGCGGCGGCACGCTTGGCTTCGGCTTCCACGCAGGGCGCGTCTCTGGTGGTGCTGAGCAGTATATCCAGATGACCAAGCTGCAAGGTTTGCGGATTAAAAACGCCTCGTTCTACATTGGTGCTGGGGTTGGGTCGTTAACAACTTATTCGTCCAGTCAAACAGTTACGATCCCTGCGGGCACGCAACTGATTACACTCGAAATCGTTGGCGGCGGTGGTGGTGGGGGCAACGGCCAGTATGTCAACCAGACCCTCAACGGCCCGAACGGCCCGTCTGTAACCGTCACGTTGAAGGATGGTGCGACTACCATTGCTACATGGACGGCGGCGGGTGGTATAGGCGGCCCCGGCGGAGGCAAACCGGCACCAGCAGGATGGACTGGACAACAATATTCACCACTGACACCTCTTGGCGACGGTGGCCCCGGTGGGGCAGGTGCCCCTATTAGCAGCGGAAAAGGGTCAGCACCCACCACCTATGGCGCTCCCGGTAGCCCCGGTGACGCAGGCCAATACATTCATGTCATTGACTACGACATATCTTCATTGGCCAACCCCAAACTCGTCCTGACATTTGGCACAAAGGCGGGGGATTATTGGTGGGGACCGGGCGCTCCGAACGCTGGTGGTGTGCGGGTTCAGACAAAATCCAACACGGACATCCCCGCCGCCCCAGTTGGCTTGAAACCTTCCGCAACAGGCACGTTCACGGTGTCGGCGGGCGTGGCTGGGTCTTTCCCAGTTCTGTCCCCGACACGGGGGTTCTGGCTGGTCAACAACACGCCAACTGGATGGCGTGTCGATCCCGGCGACGGCACCATCATTCGCAAGAGCGGCACCATAATGGTGTTCATCGCCTCGAATACCCCGACCTGGAACACGAACCACACGCAAACAAAAACCGTGAGGTACTGGTTTTGGCCTATGTAACCTATGATCCAAAAACGAAAATCGTCACGTCCGTCATCGAGACCGACAACAAGGACATCATTGCCAACACCCCGAACCTTGTGGAGGTTCCGGCGGGCACGGTGATCGACAACCCTGCGGACTGGGCCTACTACCCGTCGATCGGAACGCTGAAGAAGGTGGGCAGGATTGTCCCTCTCGACGAGATCCAGGATCAGGTCCAGGATCTGCTGGATCGCAGCGACTGGACACAGGCCCTGGATGCGCCGCTGAGCGCAGACGACAAGGCAGCCTGGGCCGCCTACAGGGCAGCCTTGCGGGACTTCAGGAAAAACTACAAGCCGGTCAAGAAACCTGCATGGCCAACGCCCCCTGTAGGGACGGCATCCTACGCCGTGGTGATGAGCGACCGCCTGAACCAATATGCCGAGACACAGGCCTCAAGGTTGGTTCGCGGTCGGGACCGGCTTGCCATGACCTACCTGCAAAAGCAGCTGGAAGCTCGGGATGCTCTGGCCGCAACCAGCCCGGTCGCAACAGATTATCCCCACCTGTCGGTCGAGATCGGAGTCACGGCCCCTGATCTGATCGGTGTCGCCAAGGCGGTGCTGGCGAAAGCGGCTGCATGGAGCGCAGCCAATGCCCAGATCGAGCGGGCCAGGCAGGATTTCCAGGCATCCGTGAAGGCGGGCGGAAACGTGGACACGGCCTTTGCGACAGCCAAGGGGGCTATCGATGCGGCGGTCACGACAGTTCTTGCCGCCTGACATGCCGCGCTGGAGTGACCTGAGCTCGGCCGAGCGGCGCGCCTTCGGTAACGGGCTGGGGCCGTGGTGGTTCCCGGCATGGCTGCGCCGGTTGGCGACACGCCTGTCACGGGCGTTCTTCCACGAGGCCGACTGGGCGCATCACGATTATGGCTACGCGCGGGGTGGCGCCGAGGCCGATCGCGCACGCGCCGACCGGCTGTTCCTGGCGGCCATGCTCAGGGATGGATCGAGGTTGCAGACTGTTGCCAGGATGGCCGGGGCGTCGATGTTGGCCTGGCTGTTCTGGGTGCTGGTGCGGCTGTTCGGGTGGACAGCATTCAATTATCGGAGGCGGGAATGAGCGAAACACGGCCGGAGCTGGTTGCATGGCTGTTTTCTGATGCGGGGCGCGCGGCCATCGCCGGCGCGGCCGGGGGCGTGGTCAGGTGGGTCACGCTGCGCGACAACTGGCGCGAAGGCTTGACCGGGCTGGTGGTTGGCAGCCTGTGCGCGATCTATCTGGGTCCCCTGGCCTCGCCGATCATCGAGCCGGTGATCGGGCGTATTGCACCGGGTGAAGCGGGCGCGGGCTTTGCCAGCTTCATCATCGGTCTGGGCGGCATTTCGATATCTGGTTTCATCCTCGACATCATCCGCATGCGCCGCCTGAAGATCGAAGCGCGCAACAATGAAGAATGAGCTGAAACGCACGGCCAGGCGCGAGGCGCGGGTGTGGGCCGTGGCTGTCGTCCTGATGGGCCTGTGGCTGGTTGCGGTCTGGATCGGCTGACAAGAGGAAATATCCATGAAAATCTCGATCAACGGCCTGCTCGAGCTGGCCGAGCATGAGGGCATCGTGCCCGGACCATATCTCGACAGCCGGGGCATCTGGACCTGGGGCATCGGCCATACCGCACATGCGGGCGATCCAAACCCGGAAACCATGCCCCGCGGCATGCCCGACGATATCGACGCCGCGATCATCGGCGCGCTACGGCAATTCGATCGCGACCTCGACAATTACGAGCGCCGGGTCAGCGCCGCGATCAAGGTGCCGCTGGAGCAGCACCAGTTCGACGCCCTGGTCAGCTTCGATTTCAACACCGGCGGGATATTCAGGGCGCGGCTGACGCAGCGGATCAACGCGGGCGACCCGAACGCGGCCGACAGCTTCATGGGCTGGCTCAAGCCGCCCGAGATCCGCAACCGGCGCGAGGATGAAATGCGCTTGTTCCAGACTGGTGATTACGCCGCCAATGGCGATCGGATCAGGATATGGCGGGTTGATGACAAGGGCCGCCTGCGCGGGCTGCACGGCATCATGGAAGGCGACGAGCTCGCAGCCATTCTGGGCGGGCGGCAGTTCAAACAAGGGGACGGCAACAGATGAGCATTCTTGATCTCGTGGCAAACACTATCGAGGGGACCGCGCAGGTCGCGGTCAATTCCGTCAAGGCCGTCGTCGGCATCGCCGCGTTGCCAGTCGATATCGAGGCGAAAACTCTCCGTGAAGCTGGTCGCGGCATCTCTGACGGGATGGAAAAGATCGGCAAGGCCGAAAAGGACCACGAATGATCCGCCTGCTGTTGGGCCTGCTGCGCAATCCGCTGGCGATCGGCTGGGCCCTGGCGGGGCTGATGGCGCTGACCGGTGGGGCCTACACGCTCGGCCGCATTCAGGGGGCTGCCGCCGCCAACGCCCGCCATGCCGCCGCGCAGGCGCGCCTGCAGGCGCATGTGATCCGCGCGGCTGAGATGGCATCGCGCCGTGAAGCCGCCCGCCTAGCGGCCGAGGCTGCGCGGCGGAAACTGGAACGGGAGCTGGAAGATGCAGCGCGCACGGATCCTCACGCTGGTCGGATTGCCCTTGGCGCTGACAGCGTGCGCCGCCTCAACCGCCGTTAAACCCCACATCAGCCCGCCGCCGTCACTGCTGGTGTCATGCGACAAGCCGGTGCGGTTGCCGGAACGGGCGCTGACGCAGGCCGAAGTCGAGACGTTGTGGGGCAGGGACAGGGCGGCGCTGCGGCGGTGTGGGGAGCGACACATGGCGCTGATGGATATCGTGCAAGGACAATAGTGGGAGAAACCCACCATTCCAGTCAGAGCTCATGCCAAATCACCGATCTCAACCTCCAAGGCATCAGCCAGCTTTTTCAACGTGTCCACAGACCCGGTGCTGCGCCCTTTCTCGATATCGATGATCTGGATGCGGTTTACCCCGGAGCGCCGCGCCAACTCGGCTTGGCTTATTCCTCGGTATTCCCGGAAAACGGCCAACGGGCTTTCACCAGCCACGAGGCGTTTCGCGATATCGGACGGGAAGGATTCCTCCCCCGTTTCCA